TATAACAGCACTCCCCTGATGGCAGCTTTGATTGCAAATAGTCAACAAGCCACCGGTGGTGTGTCCCAAGTAACCGTACCCGTTCAGGGTTCACAGTTTGTAAATGCACAGTGGTCTGACTATTCTGGTTCTTTTAACCAGCCGTCAGTACAACAAGGTGCTTACAATGCTGAATTTAATTTGAAATTAATGATTGCACCTGTACCGTTCCTCGGTATGGAAGGTGCTGTACAGCAAGACCATGCAATTATCCCTCTCATTGAAGCTCGTATGAATGATGCGACTAACGTGATGATGGATGCAATGGCAACTGCCTTGTACAACAACACAACCAATACACAACAATTTATTGGTTTACCTGCTGCGGTGGATGATGGAACTGGTACAGCGACTTACGGTAACATCAACCGTAATACCTATACATGGTGGAAGTCTAAGCAATACGCTGCTGGTAACGTCAACCCAACACGGCAAAACGTACTCCAGTATATTTCTGGTACAGTCAAAAACGGTGCAGAAGTACCGACATTTGGTGTATGCGGATTTGGTACATGGACACTCTTAGCACAAGATTACGTAGGTCAAGAACAGTATGTTATTACTCCGGGTAACGGATTTGATAGCGACTCCAATGGTCCTCAAGCTGCTTTCAGAGCGTTAATGGTTGCTGGTGTTCCAATTTATCCAGACCCATATTGCCCAGAAGGTACAATGTACTTCTTGAATTCAAACTACCTCAGTCTGTATATCCATGACCAAGGTTCTTTTGTGTTCACAGGATTTGAGTCTACTCTTCCTAACTGGCAGATTGGTTATGTAGGTGCGGTTTTAATGATTGCCGAATTGGTAAGCACTAAACCTAAGTCTATGACCAAGGTGACTGGCTATAACTCACTCAACATTTAAGGAGATAAACCATGTCTTTAGGTCTACAGAAAATCATATTAGCTGGTGCCGGTAGTAATACCCCCGGTGCTTATTTACAAACAACAACAGTAGCGGTTGGTGGCACAACAACAGCATTAGTACCTGCTGGATTGTATGTTTTAATTCCGTCAACAAATATCAACGTACAAGCAACACCTGATAATGGTTCTACATGGACTACATTTATTGCTGCTAACGTAGGTGGTACATTGTTCTCTGACGGTGTAAACATTCGGTTTAACAACAGTTCTACCGCTGCTAACGTCACATTGTTAACTGTTAACGGTGGTCAAGCTGCTTCTGGCACTTACAACCAATAAGGAGTAGAACATGGCTAGTTACGATTCAGTCTCACAGTTTTACCTAGATAGTTTTGGGAATGGTCGTATTGGTGTTGTTCAGGCTACTCAGCTCAACACGGCTGGTAACGCAGTAGTTACCATTCCGTTGTTAAGTGGTGGTTTAACTAAAGGTGCAGCGGCAAATAGTTCAGGTAGTGTTATTGTTCGTAGAATTACGCTCAATAATCCATCTGGCTCTTTGTCGACAGCAAACGTATCTATTACAACAAGTAATGACGGTAATATTTCTAATGCGGTTGTAGCAAATACAACGGTTAGTATTACTGCAAACGGGTTGTATCAAGATTTAACAATTGCATCACCTTATAGTGCCAATACGGTTGTAAGTGGATTTAATACAAATGCTTTATATGTCAACGTCAATACTGCGTCTGGTAACAACAACACAGTAACGATTGCCGTATATGGCGATGTTGTCAGTTTCTAATGACTACATACTTTGTAACAAATAATTCGGATACCGTTTTAACAGATAGTTGGGACGGTAAACCGTTTGTGTTTGAGCCGGGTAAAACCCTAGAGGTGCCGGAAGAAATAGTAGTTCATGTATTTGGTTATCATGCAACAGACAAGTCACAATACCTTGCAAGGTTTGGTTGGGCTAAGACGTTAAATGATATACCGGAAGGATTAAAAAAATTGGAGAAGTTTGTGATTAGCAATACTCCTCCAGTAGTAAAGAACCATTCGATACCCCCGGTGGTGGAAAGAGTACCCTTACCTTCTAACAAGAGGGTGGGGGGAAAAATCCTTAGCCCTGCTTAACATGGATAATATATGGCACAACCTACTTTGCAGAGTTACGTTACAGAATGTCAAAGGCTTTTGCATGATGCCAATGCTGTATTTTATAGCGTCCAAGAATTAACGGATTACATCAATTCTGCAAGAGAACGGGTTGCAAGAGACACGGGTTGTACACGAACATTACAGATTACACAAACACCATCTAACCCTACTGGGTTAACGTCTGCTAACGCACCAATTGCATGGGTAGGTGGTGCTACAGCCACAACCGGTAGTTTAGTGTTTTATAACATTTATACGTACACAGTCGTAACTGGCGGTACGTTTGCATCAACTCCTCCACCGTATCCGGGTAATACAGGATATGCACAAAATACGTATCCACCATCTACACCATTTACTAACGGTACAGTTACTTTACAATATGCTGGTCCAGTAGAAATCATCCCGTATGCCTCACTACCGCAAGGTATTAATACGCTAGATATTGTTAACGTCAATATTTATTGGGGTAATACACGGTATCCTTTATTGTATAAACCTTGGACACAATTTAATGCAGAGTTAAGATACTGGCAAAACTATGTTGGTCAACCTGTATGCTTTAGCGTTTATGGACAACAACAGATTTATTTGTCACCTATTCCAGACCAGATTTATACACTTGAAATGGATACGGTCATATTGCCTACTGCACTAACTAATTTATCAGATGTAGACAATCAATTAAATGACCCATATACAAGTCCGGTTGCGTATTACGCTTGTTATAAAGCAAAGTTTAAAGAACAAAGTTACGGTGAGTCGGAAATATTTAAACAACAATATAACCAACAAATACAGGCTGCATTAAGCTCTACATTTACCAGACGGATGCCAAACCCTTACCAGCCGGTGTTGTAATATGGCACAAAGTCCTGAACAAAAAAAATCGTATCAGGTCATTAAACAGTTTACAACTGTTAATACCAAAGCGAACCGAACAGCCATACAAGAAACAGAATTTTCATGGCTAGAAAATGCCATGCCTATTGGTTACTCCAATCTTAAAATTACTGGTCAACGCTCGGCAGTTACAGATAATGCAAGTAATGCAGTCGTCTTTTCTGCTAACGTCACTTATTTATCATCCGTTAATATTGGTCTAAATGATTACGTTGTTGCATTTAAAGATGATGGTTCGGCTCAAGGATTTAATTTACAAAGTAAACAATTAGTCACAATTGGTAATGCAGGTAAATTTTCTAATGCTGGGATTGCAATTAGTCAGTGGAAAAACCAAGATATGCTCATCATAGACCCTAATAAGGGATACTATGTATGGGATGGGAACAACACCATCTTTGTAGGCAGTGTTGGACAAATTGCTTTAATCAGCGGTGGTTCAGCATATACTGCAGCACCGTCTGTGGTGATTTCTGCTCCTAATGATTCAAACGGTATTCAAGCTACAGCGGTAGCTACCATAGCAAATAACGCAGTTACATCAGTAACGCTTACAGAAGCCGGGTCAGGATATACACAGGCACCATCTATTACTTTTGCCGGAGGCGGAGGTACAGGAGCTAATGCGGTTGCAAGTATTGTAACTTTTGCTACAGGCACGGTATCTATTGCAGTAACTAATCCCGGTGACAGTTATACTGGCACACCAACAGTCAATATTTCTGGTGGTGGCGGAACAGGTGCAAGTGCCACAGCAGTCGTACATGGCAATGCTATATCTACCATTGTAATGACCAATCCGGGTAGTGGTTACACCAATTCTGCAAATTTAGTGGTATCTCTTAGTGGGGGTAGTGGAGCAAATGCCACTATTGCGGCTACCATTAACAACACTCCCAACGTGGATGTTGCTTCTTTCAGTGGTCGAGTTTGGATTGCTGCAGGAAGGCAAGTGTATTATTCTGCTGCTGGAACCTACAACGACTTTACCAGTGTGTCTGCAGGAAATATTATATTAACTGATTCCACATTACACGGTAATTTGTTCAAATTATTAGCGGCAAACAACTTTTTGTATTTATTTGGTGATGATTCAATTAACGTATTTTCTGACGTAAGGGTTCAGACAAACGGCACGACATTATTTACAAATACTAACGTATCTGCCTCTGTTGGTTCTAAACGTGCAGATGCCATATTTCCGTATTTTAGGTCCGTATTATTTATGAATGATTACGGGGTCTACGCTTTGGTAGGTTCTACAACAAGTAAAATTTCGGACCCGTTAGACGGTATTTTTCCAAACATCGACTTTACATACCCTGTCTATGCTGGTCAGGTATTAGTAAATAATATTCTGTGTGCTGCATTTAATTTCAGATATTTTGATGCAGTATTTACTAATTCATACCGTTACATTCAAGCAGTATTTTTTGAGAAAAAATGGTTTTTTACAAGCCAAGGTAACAATTTACAGTATATTACTTCTGCACCGGTAGGTGGAAAAGTTAATTTATACGGTACAGAAAACAGCGCACTTTATCAGCTATACGCTGATAAAACCAGCAGCGTTTCAAGTATTATTCAAACTGCATTGATGCCGATGAATGACCCTATACGTGACAAACAAGCACTCAAATTTGGGGTTGAAGTTACTACAGCAAATAGTACAATATTTAATGTAACGGTTGATAGTCAACAAGGTTCTAGTCCACCGTACACATTACAGAATAATGTGCTTTGGTATAACAATGTAGGAACAGATTTAAATTGGATAAATAACAGTAGTCAGGTAATATATTGGTTATTTACTAGCGGTTATTATTTATACAAATCAGATGCACAGCAATGGGGTAAATACTTAGGGTTAACACTGACATCTAACTCTGCTGCATTTGTTGTGAATACCTTTGAATTTGAACATGAATTAAGAGCGAGGTTCTAACATGACAGTCCCATATACATTTGCTACGGCAACATCATCTATACCGTTGAGTCAATTGGACTCAAATTTTGCTACAGCGATTACGCTTGGTAATACAGCAGTTTATTTAGGAAATACAATTACAAGTATTGGTAACTTAACATTATCCAACACAACTATATCTAGTGTAGCGAATACTTTTCCTAATAGTTATTTGAGCAATAGCTCAGTAACTATTGGTACTACAAGTGTTAGTCTTGGAGGTACAGCAACTTCAATTGCTGGATTAACTTTAACATCAGGTGCATTTAACGGCACACTTGGAGCAACTACACCAAGTACGGCAGTAGTGACATCTTTGACCGATTCAGGACTAACTGCTGGTCGAGTAAATTACAACGGCACAGGCGGTCTTTTAGTAGATAGTGCTAATTTAACTTTTGATGGGACGACATTAACCGCCAACAAGGTAACATCAACTAATGACGCATCTATTCATGGGCTTACCGTTGGTTTAGGTGGGGGTAGTGTAGCTACAAATACTGCTTTTGGTTATTCTGCTTTAACTTCTAATACAAGTGGAAACAGAAATACGGCAATAGGTTATTTTTCTACTATTTACAATACAACTGGCGTTAGTAACACAGCTTTAGGTATTTCATCTTTATACACAAATACTACAGGAAATAATAATGTTGCGATAGGAGATGGTGCGGTTACATCAAATACAACTGGCTCTAATAATATTGGTATAGGTGTATCAGCCCTCCAAGCCAACACCACAGCTTCTAATAACACAGCAGTAGGTTATCAAGCTGCATATTCAACTACTACGGGTTCGCCTAATGTTGCAATAGGCTACCAAGCACTATATTCAAACACTAACGGCACAAATAATACAGCCGTTGGCGCATCTGCAATGTATTTAAATGTGAACGGTTATTACAACGTAGCTATTGGGCTAAACGCACTATATGGCAACACATCTGGTGCACAAAATGTTGCAATTGGTCTACAAGCATTAAATTCAAACACCACTGCCAATAATAATACAGCAGTAGGTTATCAAGCTGGTTACGGATTAACGACAGGTTCAAATAATACGTATCTTGGTTTTAGTGCAACACAATCAGGCGTAGCAGTTTCAAATGAAATTGTTGTAGGCGCAAGTCTTACAGGTAAGGGTTCTAATACAGCATTTATTGGAGGTACTTCAGGTGCATATAATGGGGCAAATTCAACTTTATGGTCAATTACTTCTGATATTCGCATAAAGAAAAATATTACATCTTTAGAATCAGGATTAAATGTTATTACAGCTTTACGACCAGTGGAGTTTGATTACATTAATAATGATAAGCATGACATTGGATTTATTGCACAAGAATACCGAGAAGTTTTACCAGCGCAAATTAGCGAAGGTGAGGATGGGATGTTAGCTTTAAACCAAAACTTAGTACCGTACTTAGTAAAAGCAATTCAAGAACTTAAAGCAGAATTTGACGCATACAAAGCAACCCACCCTTAATAGGAGAATTAAATGCCAACCGTAACAAATTGGACTTGGACAATTAAAACTTTACAAACGCTACCTAATGTTGTTGCAAACCAACCAAACTTTGTCAAAGAAATTTTATGGACGTTGACAGGCACAGATGGCACATATACAGCATCAGCCGATGGGCATACGAGTTTTAAAATACCTAAAACAACTACTAACACAAATATTGAGCCATACCAGTCGCTTAAAGAAGAGGATGTGATTAGTTGGGTGCAAGCAAAGCTAGGGGCGCAAGGAATCGCTAACTTCCAAGCCAACATACAAGGACAAATTGATTCTTTAACGAATCCACCTATTGCACCAGAAGTAACACCATTACCTTGGGAAAATCAATGATTTATATTAAATATATTGTATTTGCAATATTTCAATTATTTATAGATGTATTTGCTATGCTCGTCACACCTATTGTGGTCTTATTTTGCAAACCTGATGGCAATTTACCTAGCTGGTTATCTTTGTTTCAAACATACGATAATACTTGTGACGGCGATGAAGGCTACCAAACATTACATCGGTTTTTCCCAAATAACTCAGGGTGGTTTCAAGTCTACGCAAATCGGTGCGGATGGCTTTGGCGCAATCCTGCGTACGGTTTTGACTTACTATTAGGGGTCACTTGTCAAGCTGGCGATATGCTTGTTATAGCGGGCGACAGAGCCACAAGCGATGCGCCTTATCATGCGGGCAGTTGCTCTTGGAAACTATATCGAAACGGAACTTTAATTGGTTTTCAGTATTATTTTGTCACCAATTTTATTGGGTCAACGTGTTTTAGGTTAGATGCTGGCTGGAAGATGTGGAATATTGAACAATTAGGGGGTGCGGATAATGATACGGGTACATTTATAATCACAGCAAGTGGTATAGCACAATTAGTTTTTACGCCCGGCATTAACGCTAAGGGTAATTTTTTAACGTAGTACAACTTTAGGGGAAAACCATGATTAATTTAAATCATACAATTGAAGAAGTAAACGTCTTATTACACGCATTATCACAAATGGCTTATCGTGATGTTGCTGGTCTCATTGACAAATTAAAAGGTCAAGCAGAACCACAAGTACAAGCAATACAAGCTCAACAACAAGTACAAGTACAGGCTGCAACACCTGCTCCTGAACAAACACAGGAACAACCACAATGAGCGTAAACGCACCATTTACCCCAACTGGTAACACTGTCATCATTACGGCTGCTAATCCTGCTCCAACACCTGTACAAGTCACATCGTATAGTGGTGGTAGCAATCAATACCGTATTCTTAATGCTGGTACGGTTGTTGCATTTTTGGGTTATGGTGGTAACGCTGCTACTGCAACAGCAGGAGCAAATACTCCAAATACGTCTTTAGGTAACTGTTTACCATTGTTGCCGGGTACGGATGAGATTATTACTTTTCAACCAAACGCATACTTTACAGCAAATGCCTCAACATCGTGTGTGTTATACCTGACTCCGGGTGACGGATCCTAAATGCTTAAAACTGCAAGCTCCCTCATTAATCAACTGTTTTATGCAGGGACTTGGAACGCTTCAACAAATACTCCTACGCTGGTATCTGGTGTAGGAGTTAAAAATACATACTATATTGTTTCTACAGCTGGCACTACAAACCTTGATGGTATTACTGCATGGGGTGTAGGTGATTGGGCTATTTTTAATGGAACAGTATGGGAGAGGATTCTTGGTGGTTCTACAGAAACATTCACTAATATTACCGTTACTGGTCTTACTGGGTATATGTATGCAAACGGTAATAGTGCAGTTACTTCTTCTACTACTATACCGGTGGCAAACGTAACCGGTGCGGTACCGAATACCGTTTACATTTTAGCTGGTACCAATTTAACTGGTGGCGGTACTTTAACTGGAAATGTCACCATTAACAACCCGTACAATGGTACAGTAACAAGTGTTGCAACAGGAACAGGATTATCTGGTGGACCTATTACATCCAGCGGTACTATTAGCATTACTAATACTTCAGT